AAAATAAATTAAGTATGTTGTATTTTATTGAAACAGTTTCAGGTAAAGACTTAGATCATCTAATCAGAGCTATTAAGATTGGATACACAAGTAACTTTAAGAGGATGTTAAGAATATTTAGAAGAGACTGTTGTGTTTTTAAAGTTATTAAGACCTTAAATGGTATGAAGTTCAATAGTGATCATGAAGCTATCTTACATGACTACTTTTCTAGTAAATTAGTTTTAGGTAGTGAGGGATTCTTTGTGAAAGATGATGAACTGATAAATACAATTAATAGTTTGAATACTGTTGAAGATATACTAAAGCTTAAAAAATAAAAAAAACATTAGAGAATAGGTTAGACGATTAAGTTCTATCCTACTCTCTTTTTTTATTCCCCTATGAAGCTCTTGATTAATTCTGCTTCCTTTCCTTTTTCTATGATTCCTGCCTTCACATTACTATATCCCATCTTACTAATCTTCTCCACTAGTTCTTTGTCGACTTCATTATAGAGGACATAGTAGATAAAATTTCCCAAGTCTCTGTGTGTGTAGATATAGTCAAGTATTCCGAAGTGTATATCAAACAAGTTACCATCGGAAGTATCAATTAAGAAGACGTCGGTATCATGTTCTTTCAGTTTCTTATCGGTACTACTAAGTTGGTATTTCAGCCCTAGTTCTTTCTTCACTATCTTCCTGAACTCTTTACTATCAAACACTGCTTCTCCTGTGTGATGAAATAATACTTGTTGTGGTCTTTGTATTTCATCGAACCTAGTATTAAAGGTCGAGGGTGTTATTTTAAAGCACAGGTATTCTCTTTGTGATCCAGGGAGAATGCTTTTATACAGGTGAACATCGCTAAATTGTGCGTCATCAAAATCTGTGAGTCCTAGTGTTCCCCTAAAAAACCTCACAATAGAATCTGACGCGAGTTTTTCGAAGTTAGCACAATCTCTCTGTTTAATACCTGACTTCAAAATGAATTGTTCAGTGACTGTAAATTGCTTTGTTGTTCTGAGCCAATCAAGGTGCTGTGTAAAATCAATGGACTCTAATTGTCGGTCTATAATAGTTTCCATCTTCTTAGCCTCAGCATTTTTATAGATATAGGGTACTGGTTTTCCTCCCTTGTATAATAGTCCAGCCCTATACAAGTTATTAACAGAGATGAGTTTTACGTCATCCAGTGTAATTACTAAGTTTATTTCTTTTTTCATCAATGTATAAAACTTAAGAAACCCAGAATATATCTCTAGGTTTCTTTTATTATTATTATCTAAACGGTGAATCAACTCTTTTCATTCTTCCCATACTATTATCTATTTGGCTATTGACTTGTGATCTCGCCGCATTATAGTTACTAATCATCATATCAATTTCCTGTTCTGAGAAGTATCGTTTTTCTTGTATATTTTTCAGATCTTGGTATACGGATTTTGGTATTATTTTAAACCTACCATTACCGAGTCTTATTGAATATGCGATAGAGTTTTCACCATGTCTATTTTTACATATATAGAACACACCAAGTCCATTAAGGTTTTGTGGTTCTTTTGTTCTGGTTATACATACATCAGCGATATGTCCCTTCCTACTTGACGTTCCTAAGTTTTGTAGTTCGATTGGGTTTCCGTCGCTCCATGTAAATTGTTTTGGTTGACATAGGATCCAGCTATTAATTCCTGCATACTTAAGTTTTGTAAATTCATTATAGAGATCACCAAACTCAGCATACATAGAATCGCTGCCACCATTCTTACCATCACCTCCCATTTTAAAGTTTTCATCGTAGTCAACAAAAACTGCCTTATATTTTTTGGGACTATCTATTACGAACTGGACAAATTCCGCTGCGTTAATAGTACCGGCAGGAGCAATGATGATGTCTAATTTATCTCCTATCTGTTGGCTCATTTCCTTATAGATCCCCGCCAAGTTTTCTCTCACATCACGAAAAGACAGGCCGGTATAAATCGCAGCGAGTCTAATAAATAAGCTTTCCCAATCAAGATCACCCATAATAAGCATACAAGTAGGAACCTTATGTACCATTGACATATGTAGTGCCTCTGCCTCTGCAATAAGTGATTTACCTACTGATGGCGGAGCACTAATTACTACTATATCACCAGGTTTAAATGCACCCTCTGAGAAAGATTCATTAACAAAGCTCAGTGATGATGTTAGTTTTCCCTCTTGTCCAGATTCCGCAACGATTGTATTAATATCTAGGTTATTAAAACTAGTAGTGCTTAAGTAATCAGTGCTACCTGTCTTAAATTCTAGCTTCTTAAGATATTCTAGGTATTCAGAAGGGCTGTCACTATAAAGTCTATTTGCTCTTTGTACATAGACCGTTGCAACAATGTCTCTGATATACTTTCTCGCTGGTTCTATCTGGTCTTTATTATATTTCTTATACTGGATTATCTTGTTCAGTATCTCTTGGCTCTCCGTCTGATTTTTACCGGTCTTAGCTAGGATACTTTGAAACAGAGGTAATCCAATACTTTCCAGTGGATAATCTTTAATGGCGCCTATTAATTCTTCAATGAGCGGATTTCCAGACGTTGATGGATTAGTCTTAAAGAAAATAGAGATATCTTGTATATTAGTTTTACAGTCCTGATATAAGAACTGATTAAACATTGATAATACTAGCTCTAGGTAATTGTCATTGTTATTCATTTTCCATTCCTCTTAACTTTATTCTCACCTATAAGAGACTGCCAACTTCGTGATTGCAAAATTGTTAGTTTCAAAGATCAGACTCCTCCATTTCTATATCTTCAATCTCGCAGTACTGATAATAGTTGTCAATCATTTCTTTTCTTTCCTGTGCGCTCTTTGTATAGACAGGTATTTTTTTATTTCCGTATGGTCGCAAGGTAATAATGTTCATATGTTTACCTCTCGCCACTCGTCCTACACATTGAAGAGTGACACCTGCTATTTTTCCGGCGAATAAACATATATTTTCAAGACCTGGGAAATCAAGTGCTCTATATCCTGAACTAGTACTTGGGATGACATCAACTAAGCCTTTCTTGATATACTCACAAGATTCATCAAGTGTTAGTTTAGTCTTATTTCCATCCAGGTCATAATATATATAACCCTCGCCACACACTAGCAGGACTCTAAGAACGCCGAGCCAGTAATTATTAATCCAATCATAGAGTATTGTATTAAGGTTATTCATTGGTATAAAGCACTTAGGGAACTTTTTAATTACCCTAGTCACTGTTCTACAAATATCCTTATCCATCCAGATCTGATTCATAATCTCTGCATATCTATTCCCCGCCAAGTCAACCTGTTCATCATCCAGTACTAAGTTGTCAAGGGATGCTGTTTTAATGCTGATATTTGTGACGCTATTGTTGAGTGGCATTCTGAAGATAATACTAGGGCCGAAATATTTAATGAGGTTTTTATTTCTCACCACCACTTCACTCAAGCCTTCTCTAAAACTAATTGCTTGTCCACCTACTTTATCAGCTGTACCACTAAATGCATAAAATCTCTCAGCGGATATACAACTATCATACAAGTATTCCCCTGCATCATTAATTGTATACTCAACCTCATCAACTAGTACCCATTCATATTCAGACAGGTATTGATGAAAGGTTTGATATTCGCTAGAGTCACTCTTCTTAACCTTGCCCGAATTCATCAGGCCACTAGTAATAACACAATCCAGGTGCCCATTTAGTTTCTTGTCACAATTAGAAACGGACAAGCCAAATACATTCTTGCACCTCTTAACAAGTTCATCTCTGGCCTTATTTGACGGGCAGACAATCAAGAGTTTTTTACCTAGCGTTTCATGTGCATAATTTGCTAAGGTTGCAATTACTTGGGTTTTCAATTTTGTTATCCCACAAGCTTTTTATCCTGTGGTTCTTAAGTTTGTTGTTCACTTAAGTTCGGCATATATTTTCAACTTACCTGATTAAATAAGTTGGCGGATACTCGTGGAGGGATTATATTTATTCACCCTCTATGCTCTACACTACTAAGATACCTTGTTCGCAATTATCTTAGTTAGCACGGTATTAGCAATCTCAGCCTTCACCGTTTTTACCCGCTTCCTAACTACGTATCACTACATAGTCCGGCAAATTTATTAAATTTTCTATCTAAATAAATGTTAGAGTCTTTATATAGCTTGTTTAATACAGCATCTGCTTTTCTATGACTACAATAAATTCTATTAACATTTTTATTTCTAGAGTCTTTCTTTATTTCATTAAATTCTGGAAATACTTTTTTAATTCCCTCTAGAAATTCGACACTTGCACTGGTTATTTCTATGGCTGCCCTACCCCTAGATGAGTATATACAACCATCCCCATCAAAATATCCTCTAATAAAATGACGAATAAGGGACTCCTCTAATTCTGGAAACTTTAAAGTAAATGTCTTTCTATTAGTACATCCCTGGTTTATTAAGTTCTGACAGAAATTTTTGCCACTTACGACATACCTACTCCTATAATAAACTTTGTTTGTTGATTTAAGAGTTACCTTAGAGACTTTGATAACATCATCGCCTCTTTTATCGCATAAAAATTTCTTAAACTTTATCAAATGGTCAATATCTTTACTACATAAAGAAACCTCTAACTGGTTACCTCTTTTATTTATATAGCCATCTGAATACATAAACCCTAACCAATAGGCCTTATACTCGTCATTTATTTCGAGAAAAGCATTAGTGTCTATAATGTCAGGCTTTAGTGTTGGTATGTTGTATTTCTTTGTTAATTTATACAACGCGTCTCTACTAATTCCTAACTCTTTTGCAATAGCCCTAGATGTATTAAATCCATCTGCTAATTTCTCTATACTTTCTTTAGATATAAATTTCTCCTTTACCATATCCCGTTTGTACTTGCATTAATCCTCTTCTGTGTCTAAGTAAGAATAGTACGTCATCATTCTGGTAATCTCTCAGTTCGCTAAAAGGTACTGTCCTATATGTATCTGCCATGATGATATTACTTGCAATACCATTATAATCATCTACACTAAGTTTATCCTTCAGTGCCCCCAATAAGAATCCAGACCATCCAAGACCTACTATATACTTAAATGTTCCGTCGGGTTGTGCATGTTTTATTTTTCTCCCTGTCTCATATATTTTTTCTACTTTCTCAACATAACCCCACTTCTTCTGCCATGGGATATACTCATAATTACTTGTCTTTGTCTCTAAGAAATAATGAAATGTTGGATCGTCTGTTATGAGAACTAGTTTATTTAAGTCTTGATCAAAAAATACCTTTAACATATAAATTCTGGCTTAACTACTCTACCTATGTTAAACTTCTTATTATTAAACTTCCTAGATATCCAGCCAACTTCACTACCTGGACAAATAGAAATCATCCTATTCATTCTCTCCTCTGGATCTTCACCATCAGAACGAATTATATCAATCGGGCAATAATCAATCTGTGTTTTCAGTTTATTCATTACTCTCTTTGATATACTAGTTTCGTCCATATAGATCAGTATTTTCTCTGGCATATATTCTTTAATGAAACCGATCTGATAGTCATTCAAGCTACTTCCCATGAGTGCAATTGGTATGTAATCTGGGGCTTGTATTAGGAGGGATACTGCATCGAATATACCCTCACATAAGATCAGTTTTCTAATTCCCTGTCCATGATCAATTATATAGACAGGCTTTTTTGAAATCTGTGGGAAATAATATCTAATGCCTTTATCATCATGACCCACATTACTAAATCTGATCTGGTAGTATATTGGTTCCCCGTGATAGAAGAACGGCATTACTATATTACCATACCAGAATTTAAATCCGAGCTGTTGATATAAGTCTTTCATGTACTTATGTCTACTGCACAAGTAATCATAACCAGTCTGATCAAAGTCATCGAATTCATACTGTAATCTATCTAACGACCAATCAGGATCCGTTAGTTTGACTACATTGAACGGTTCTGCACCAAATCCAAACTTAAGAATTGACTCTGGCACATTAACACGAAACTCAAGCTTATCGGACACATGTATATAGTTTCTACCGCATACAAAACAATGTCCCACCGTCAAGTCAGTTTTTATATAGAGCTTATGTTTAGTATGCCCTTCTTTTTTACAGAACGGACAATGCATGATATATTCACCATTACCGTTTGCATGACTTTCTACTTCTGCCATTGACTTAACTCCATAATACTTAGATAGGAGTTCTTCAAAATTACAGAATATAAGCGTAGTTCCGTCCCTTCTTTTTACTTCTTTATATTCGAACTCGTCCATTTGTTTGAAAAAATTTGAAATCTTTGAGAGAACTTAATTATTCCCCCAAAGACTTCGTTAACTTTAGGTAGTCTTATTTCTTAGCATTCTTCTTTGGTGTAGCCTTCTTTGTTGGTTCTGGCTTTACCTCTTCTTCTTGCTTCTTCTCATCTACCTTCTTTTCAGGTACTTCTTCCACTACTACCTCTTCTTTCTTAGGCTCTTCAACGACTGGCTTCTCTTCCTTCTTCTCTGGTGCTGTACCTTTGAAGCGAATAACAGCCTCATCTAAGCTCTGTACTACAAGAGGTGTACATGCTGGAACACCTGCACAAAGATTAAGTTCTGATGGACCTGATACAATCAATGCGATCTCAGTATCAACAAAACTAGTAGAAATAAGTTGTAACATTTCTACATTTGGCATAATGTCTTTTGACACTGAATTAGGACCAATCGTAATCCTCTGTGTTGCAAGTGGTAATTCTACCTGTGAGTTCTTTCCGTTATAAATTCTCATGTTTACTAAATAATTTTATAATTAATAA